TGATTTGATAGCCAGGTGATTTGATAGCCAGGTGATTTGATAGCCAGGTGATTTGATAGCCAGGTGATTTGATAGCCAGGTGATTTGATAGCCAGGTGATTTGATAGCCAGGTGATTTGATTTATTGAATAATTGGTAATCGGTCTACAGGCCGCGCCACATATGACTATAAACGAATGCGGTTTATCAATTGTACAAAAAACGACCGATAATTTTGGTGCTAAGTCATTGATTTATAACGATTTGATGATTTTACCGAAAAAAGTCAATAAAATCAAAGACCCCCCACTGGATCGACTAGTAAGTTATTGATTTCATTGAATATTATGATTTGGCCCGATTTATGCGTTTTTTGCTACACCCCCCACTGGATCGTTTGAGAGTCATCTAGGTGCCAGGCAGCAACCCAGGTGCCAGGCAGCAATCAAAGTGATCGACTAAAATATTTTGCTAGACCCTCCACTGGATCGTTTGAGATTTGCTAGACCCTCCACTGGATCGTGCTAGGGGAAGTCAGACAGTTTAGTTACTGCAGGTTTGTTGCGTTTGGCTTTCTCTTCACCTGTTTTTACATTGTGGTGTCGTGGACAAAGAGATTGTAGGTTGCTCATATCATATGGATCTGAACCATCAGCTATTTCTAGGATGTGATCAACTACATTGGCAAGGGTAGATTGATTGTATTTAAGGCAACGCACACAGAGTGGGTTTCTCAATAAGTGTACCCGTCTTATTTTTCGCCACTTCGCAGTATTGTAGATGTTCCTACCACGATCATCGATGTGGTGTGTGTATTTAGACCTACCCGCTTGAGTTTGAACCGTCTTATGTTTTGTACACCTGGGGCTGGTCTTACTACCGTCATGCTCAACAGCAATATTACAGCCACCAAATGTACATAGGCGCTTCATTATACTTTGGGTGCTTCAACTGCAGGTTTTACCGGTGCCTTTACTGCTTCAACTGGCGCTACTTCTTTCTTATCTGATTTAGGTTTAGCTAATTTCGTATCAGGAACCACCGGCAACTCAAACGTTTTAGCTGGCACAATTTCTGCGACTTCACCTTCTAACACTTCATAAAGATCAGCATTAGCTGCATAGTACTTTTGACTAACGATAAGTTCTTTACCTGACTTCTTTACTTTGACTCTCAGTTCATGATCTAACATGTGTTTGTTCTCCTGTGTTAACACCTCACAATAATACACCAACCATGCGACTATGCAAATATCTATTAATCATACCTATTAACATATTTATAACAAACTGTACGTCCTAGTACAGTTAAAAGTGCTTAAATTAGCAAACCAACATGGTTCTAGGGCTGCATCGAATCCGTCCGAGTACGGTCCTAATCCGTCCGAGTATACTAGGACGTAATTTTTTTAACGATAACAATAACTTACAACCAAAAAAACCCATCCGTCCCAGAATATCGCGACTCTCTGAAACTTTCTAAATATATCTGACATATTATAACTACTACATATACTATTAATAGACAGTTTAACTATACATATTATTCATATAGATACATAGTCTATACTATAATAAATATTAACTATAATCTGAAAAAGTTGTCCTATAAGTCTAAGATCCTAGGACGGATGCTCTACAGGCTATATGGTTAAAAGGATACAGCCGTCCTAGTACAAAAAACGTACTTGGACGGGAAACCTGTCAAATTCTCTGTAGACCATATACACCAACACATACAGCCGTCCTAGTATTCTGGGACGTACTCGGACGGATTTAAAACTAGCAGCTTATACACATTCATACCTATAAAAATACCAAACATACAAGGTGACAAACAGGTTTAAATATATCATAATATTACTTTTACGATAAACTAACGGGTTACACATGAAAATAATAGTAGATCTAGACGGTACATTGTTTGACAACAGAGCTAGGGCACATTTAATACCACCAACAGACCAACAGTCGTCAACTGCAGCGTGGAAACCTTTTAATGAAGCGTGTCTTATATATGATAAACCAATACTTCACGTTATCGCACAAGTCAAAGCATTGTATTGGGGTATACCAGGACCATCCAAGCAGCTAATATTCTTAACCAGTCGAAGGGCAGACGCCGAACCACAAACCAAAGAACAATTAGTAATACACTTCCCTAAACATGTATTTCAACGACAAAGATTAATAATGCGACAAATGGATTGTAACCATTTACCTGTAGAGTTTAAAGACAGGATGTTGGAACGTATTGTTAAACCGGAAGATGATGGTATAGCGATACTGTTTGACGATCATCCTGGGATCATTGAAATGGTCAAACTCAACTACCCACGGATAATAGCGGTTCAGGTTGACAGTTATTGTTCAAGTCTACAGAAATGACTTAGACCATAGTTTAAAAAGCTGATACCATTCAATAAAATAACAACGATGGATGGTATCTAGTGTTTGGCCTTGAAAACAACGAAGTGTTTAAATATTTATGGGCCTTAGTTATTATACCCATAGGTTTCTGGATCAATAACATACTCACAGAACGAAAGTTAGCAAAGAAACGTACATCACAGACAATGACCAAGGCAGAGATAAAAGAACTCATTGCTGAATTAGAAAAGACAATCAACGAAAAAATTGATAAAGTCGTAAAAGACCAAGAAGAACTTGAAGCAGATTTCAAGGTGATTAATAGGGATTTTATGAAGTTTGTGGATACTTTCTACTCTAAGTTAACCGAAATTACATTAAAGATATTGGGGAAACAATGAAACGTTTACGAGTGTTACTGGTAGGTATTGGCGGTGGTTCTATGTCTGTCGTCTGTGATGCCTTGTTGCATTCAGGTATCGAGTTTAGAAAGGTGAATGATAGCGATCTTGCACTACCTCTGATAAAAGAGTACGAACCTAGTATAATCATCATGGATATTAAATCGCCACAGATAGCAGATAACCATCTTTATAAACAGGTAAGGTCCAACCCTGAAACTCAAAATATACAGTTCATTTGTTTATCTGCAGACGATAACGTAAAAGATGTTATGACCGGCGTAAAACTAATGGTGGTAGATTTTATTGAAAAACCAATAGCAATACAGACGCTACTTGACCACATTATGATCCTCGATTTTTCCTCAAGCATTACACAAGAACTTAAAGGGTTTGAAAACAACGTGAAATTAATGTGCGCTAAATATAATGTTGACAAGCATGAATTAACTAAGTACTCTAAATATTCCAACAACCTACTGTCCTAGTGTTTTGGTGTGATTGTAAATCCTTTTAGCCACTTTTTATAGGTGGCTTTTTTTTGCCCGATGATTAATACTGTATAAGTAATAAACAACTGAGCATGTACCCATGGATCGTTTAAGGTCATACGTTTTTGTTGGTTTAATTGGTATCAATTGGGGAACCTTGATATTAATGTCAATACCTCTCCTTTGTATAGCATACATTACTGACCAGTTTTTAGTAAAAATACGCTGGCAATATTCAATACTGATTGCACAAGACCACTATGTACACGCCATAATGGGCGGTCATCACTTGACAACCATATCATCAATGTTAGGTCACCTGCAGTTAATGGGTAGCACTACAGGCGATATAGCAGCTAAGTTCGTCAATTGGTTATTCAAGACAGCTATCAACCAGGATGATCATTGCCTGGTGTCCATGGAAGAAAGCGATATATTTACGTTCAGTGCCAGGCGTGCAATATTAGGTTCATTAATATACTATTCATCTGTATACTGGTCCTTTCAACTTGTCACATACTTATTGAGGTAACACCATGTCACTCGTAAATTTTACCACGCTACAACTCGCTAAAGAATATCCACAATGGACTGAATCATTGATACACCGTGACACTTTTAACGGTTATTTAGCGTCAGTTAAAGTATATTCAGCAATGAAGAAAATAGCGAGAACAGAAGGTCATCCGGCACAAAATGAAATGGATGCTTTTATGGATTCTGTTGATTACAATTTTATGCAAAACAGCCCAACGGGTATTTTGCAAATTGCTGCATATCAATCTTTAATTGATGCTAATATTACCATTGAAATGAACGGTGAATCTGTCGCTGTATCTACAATTTTAGGTCAATTAAAAGTGGTCGTGTTGTCACGTGCTAATAGTTTGTATTACCCACATGAGAACGCAACCAAGCAAGACTTTGATATAGCCCATGGTACAATCAACCGCAAATCTGTAAGTATTGAAAAAGGGTTCTGTACAATATTACTAAATGCAGATGCACCCGAAAAACATAACCCACAAATATATCGTAGAGTTACTTTTGGTGATGGGTCTTTTGAGTACGTAAGAGTTGCCGGTTTTCGTAATGTACAAGAATTAAATACTTATCGTGTTCAATGCCCGATTTATGAAGATATGTATGTGGATAATGCTTATGGTGTAGTGGCTTAAAATGTCTAACTATTATCTTGACCTAATAGCAGGTGCTACTGTTACCAACATAAACCTCTCTGCTTATACTCTAAACCAGTACAGGGTTGTCATTGATATCGCGATTCCTACGACCTCTGCTACAAGTGGTTACTACTTTATAACAGGTACTTTAGAGAGTAATGTAGACTACCTTCTGTCTATTTCTCACGCAGATGATTTTAAAACCATGGACCTTTACTATGGGTATAATAATCCAATTGTACCAATAACTTTTGAGTATACGGCTACTGTACATGACGAAAACCCACATGAAATTATAATTACGGGGGATGGGGCCACTCACGAACTTTTCATAGATGGAGTATCACAAGATATAGTAATTGGCACTACTTCTAGGGCCGAGTCTACATCTACTGGCGCGTTCGGCGGAATGACGTATTTTGGCAACGACTTTAGATCGCTAAATTTTCATATATACCGCTATCAAGAATTTGATGCTGTAACAGGGGGAAATAGGTTATGTGACTACAATGCAACCGAATCAAACGGCACAGGCCTTAAACTCCCTGATTCAGAGGGTACAGGGTCAACTGACGGTGACTTACAGGGTACAGCTACAAATGGGGACCAGTGGGTATTTTATGATAACGGCAGCAATGCAACAGAATACGATTTAACTTTAGATCAAGGTGTTTATTCTCTAACAGGTCAACCATTAACATTATCGTCACCTGGCACATCGTCAGACGACCCAGTACCGGACCTAAGCCCAACATTTAGATGGAAGTTAAACGGCAACACTGACGATGCAGTTGAGGGTTACAACGCCGAAGCAAGCGCAGGAACGGCATACACTGACAGTATCATACCGTCTTTACCAGATGATCAGTCAGCTTTTTTTGATCGTGGTAACTCAGAAATAAACGTAACAAACGATGCTAGAATAAACTCGACTCGTGTAAAAGGGTCTATGAGTATGTGGTTTACAGCAGACTCTTTACCTACAAATAACAGAGCCAGGGCAGTTTATGAGCAAGGCGGATCTGTTAACTGGATCACAATGATTCAAGAAGGTAGCGACCTGCTATTTTTAGTTGGTGAATCAAGTAACTCGCAAGGTTTTATACGACACGCTATTAATGCAAATCAAACATATCATGTATTTTATTCATTTGATTTCAGCCTAGACCGAATGAATTTTTGGATTGATGGTGTATCAATTGGCGAAGAACAACCAAATGTAGGGAACGAACTAGCCGCTCACGGAGGGGACATTAGTATAGGTGGTGTAGCAGATATAAGAGATAGCAACGGCAATAGAAATTTTGATCCCTTTGAAGGTAAAATTCAAGACATAGTTTACTGGTCAGAAATTGAGTTAACAGGAACCGAAGCGTTCGACATAAACGCCTGGGGTAGACAATCTGATATAACAACCTACATGTTTAGCTTTGACCAAGGTAACTATGATGTAACTGGACAGCAGCTAAATCTTTTAACTGAACGTTCCCTATCATTTGACCAAGGTAACTATGATGTAACTGGACAGCAGCTAAATCTATCAATTGAACGTTCCATATTATTCGATCAGGGCAGTTACGATGTAACCGGACAACCTGTTTCGTTATTAGCTAACCGGTCTTTACCCCTTAATGAAGGCAGTTACGATGTAACCGGACAACCTGTTTCGTTATTAGCTAACCGGTCTTTACCCCTTAATCAAGGTAGTTATGATGTAACCGGACAACCGGTAAGTATTTTAACTGAACGTGCCATATCGCTTGAACAAGGTAGTTATTCAACAACAGGTTCTACTTTTAGTTTTGATTACGCTCAAACTTCAACCTACAATTTTTTATTAAACGTTGGCACATACTCTATTACAGGTAATGAACTTTCTTTATTATCCGAACGTGCTATGACCCTTAATCAAGGTAACTACTCTACCACCGGCAATGATGTTGGTTTAATTACTGAACGTGCCATATCATTCGACCAAGGCACTTACGATACAACCGGACAACCGGTAAACTTACTTGCTGATCGGTCTATTGTATTTGACCAGGGCACTTACGATGTAACTGGACAACCCGTTTCGTTATTAGCTAACCGGTCCTTATCGCTTGACCAAGGTAACTACGATAGAACCGGACAACCCATTTCGTTATTAACTCAACGTGCTATGTCACTTGATCAAGGTAACTATGATGTAACAGGACAACCGGTAAACTTACTTGCTGATAGGGTATTGGATCTTCAACAGGGATCATACAGTGTAACAGGCCGTTCTATTACTTTTAGCTATATAGAGACAAACGCCTATGATTTAGTGTTAGGCCAGGGTACCTATAGTACCGTTGGATCTGATTTTACGTTCGATTATGTGGTTCCAAACCAATACAACATCACGCTTGCGTCAGGTTCATACTCAACCGTTGGTGATGATCTATCACTGTTAACTAATAGAATGTTAGCAATAAGTCCAGGTTCATATTCAACCGTTGGTGATGATGTATCATTGTTAGTTGACAGAATGTTGAATATGAGTACAGGTTTATATTCTGTCACTGGTAATGATATACCACTGTTAACTAATAGAATGTTAGCAATGAGTCCAGGTTCATACACTACCGAAGGATCGCCTGTTTCGGCTTTGCTTCACAGACAGTTAACAATGAACACTGGTGTATATACTACGATTGGATCATCTGTTAGTATTGATTACAGCGAGTTCTCAGGGTTTGAAATTGGTAGTTACTCAATTAGTTTTGTGCAAACACCAGTTAAAGCGTATTATGATGACTCATTAGTTAACACAACATATAAACAAACAAACATTAAGGTTAATTATTATGGCTGGTTATAATAAGTTTCACAAATTCATAGCAGATGTACATAACGGTGTGCATAATCTTTCTAGTAACACAATTAAAGTGTATTTAACTAATGCGACACCTAACCAAGCAAGTAATGGTATAAAAGCCAACTTAGCAGAAATAACAGCAGAAAATGGATATGATGCCGGTGGCGTTACTATTCCTATTACTTCATCTGATCAATCGGGTGGTAACTATGAACTAGATGTAGATGAAACACCTATTGTTATCACTGCAGCCGGTGGAACCATAGGTCCGTTTAGATATGCTGTTTGTTACAACAGTACACCTGCAAACGACCCGTTAATATCTTTCTTTGATTACGGTTCAGCGTTAACGCTAAATGACGGTGAAAAACTTAACCTAACACCAAGCGACAATCTTTTTGTGAGTTCGTAAAATGTCTTGTATTCAAAACAAAATAGTCAAGGGTAGAGGTAACGAGGTTGCCTTAAAGTTTGAGTTTAAACCTCCTTTTAGACAATTAGGTTTGAATAACTTTACTAAGATTGAAGTAGAAATTAATGGTACTACTTATGATACTGACGGACCAGAAGTAACTATAATAACAGCTAAAGAATTACATTTTTCTATTGGTGTTGACACTCAACTTGACATTGGTGAATATGAAATAACCGTTACAGGGTTTAATCCTAAGTACTCTAACGGTTATGAACTGGCATCAAATGCGATATGTAGACTTGGTAAGGTAGTGGTCGTTTAGACCCTACCAATACCCATATCAAGCAACCTTTGTAGGTTCTCAATTTCTGCTTGTGCTTGCTGAACATTACCCCTTGCTCTCTGTAACTGTGACACGCCTTTCTTTTTCTTGTTCCTTCTCTTGTTTTTGCTTACTGGCATTGTATCCACTCCACGTTAATTCTTTAACTTGCTCAATGAATGTCATTGCATCATTATACTTAACCAAGGCACGTTTTAAATTACTTTCATCTACAGCGCCAAGGGCAGCTAACGATACATCCATACCATCTACTATGTGTAACTCCATGGCCCTCACAATGTCTGGTGACCGTATGTTGGTTAACTTCACCACTATTAAGAATAACGCCTTAGATTCCATTCCAGGCACATAATACTTCATAGTGGTAGACTGTAATAGGCACCAACGAAAAACGTTAGCATAAATAGTAAACCAAGAACCTTCAAGATACTCGTAACCAATGCAGGTCGCTTAACTTCAAGCGCGACCAAAGCACCTATTACAATGGATGAAATAAATGCACTAACGATAATAAAATCTGTTGTTTCCATAATTAATTACTCCTAACATATTGGTATTTTATTTTAATAAACCTTTAAATTCCCAAATTAATATTCTTTTACCAGGTAACCTGCCAATTGGTTCGTACCCTTTATAATGACCATAACAACTTTTTACTTGCGTAACTGTCCTACCTTTAACACCGAATTTTATAGCTAATTCTGTTGTTGTGTATGTAACTGGCATTTTAATTACCTTTTAATTAGTGTCACTTTACTGACTACTTACCGTTAAAAAAATCATCTATCTCTTCGTTGAAGTAAACGAGTAAGAGTACTACGACAAATGTAACTGCAGTTACTAACAGTATTGGTCCTAGATCAATCATTTTAATTGCCTTTTGTGTGAATGTGAATTAAATATAAACGATAAATATAATAATATCAAATTATTTGTGAATACTTTCTACACTATCAAATCTACCTACTATCCCTTGTGGATCTTCACTGTATTTTTGCTTTGCAATATCATTGGTTTTTACGCCTTTAAAGAAATACCGCCTACGTACACCGTCAGTGGATTTACTTTCACGCGACTTAACTATTAACAGGTGACTAGAATCTAACATCTTAGTAAATTTAACAGCACCAATAGGAATTTTAATACCTTTATCACGACACCAACGCTGATAAACCATGTAAAGATCGTCAACATACGTTATTGCTGCAGGTGTCATTAAACAACACTCTTCACAGAATGAAGCCAGTGGAAAGGTGTCGTACTTAATATCATCAACATAGTCTTTTGAAAGTTCACAAACTGTGACCTCCATCCCGTTCTGGATCAACCGAGCCAAACCCGCTAACGCAAAGTTTAATACACCGGCTATTGATTGTGGTGAACATAATCTGTCTGATAAACCTCTATCTTCTTTACCTGCAAATGAAACTGTCATAGGAAAAGGCCACATGCGACCTGCTAATGCACCAGACGAATCCGCGAATTGTGGAAACTCATTTGCTTGTATGATCATCAAAGGCCATAGGTCACAATCGGCACCGTCCTTGTATTTACGATTGTAGTAAACAGAGTCACCACCTGTGATTGATTTAAGCCTGTTTAAGACACGATCTTTTACCATGTGACTAATGCTATTAGCTTCAGGTATTATTGCAACCTTGGCTTTACTAAGTGAACTAATTGCATCATGTTCAATAAGACTTTCCATCGATGGTGATGCAATATTATGTTTTCCAACCAACGATGAAATAACCCTGGCGTGTGTACCTTTACCAGATCTAGTTTTACCTATCATCAATGCGCACTTACCATGGGTCCGGTTCGGTATTAAACATAGCCCGTATAATTCCTGTACCTGCAACATCATTTCAGGATTGTTAGGCCATTGTTGCTCAACGAAACTGACAAACTCTTCGCATGTGGCAGTTGGATCAAAGTCATAGTCAAGCATGTTAATGTCAAAAAAGTTTGAAGAGTGTGGTTTTAATACAGCCTTACCGTTTTCAATCTCAACAATACCGTTTTTCATTATGAGCGAAGTCATTTGATTTTTACTTCTATCATCCAAATACATGCCCCGCTTTAAATTTCTTTCAAACACCTGGATCTTCATCACATCCAATATATTTTTTACTTTTGATGCAGACAGTAACCAACAGGCAAACTTATTTAATATCTGAGCAGACATATCTTCGTCTGATACTTCTTCCCAATGCTTACCGTTAAACTTATAGAACATACTGTCGAACCGCATTAATGTTTTGTTAGGGTAGTTCTCACCGATGAATTTTATACTATGCTCATATGAAGTAGACTTTTCAGTTATTAAAGCACTGTTCATCTTTGCGGTAGTTTCTGTGACAAAACCGATGTCGTGTTCAGTAGGTGTAAACTCTCTGTCAGGTTTACTGGTTTTAACTAATGATTTATTATGATCCCAACCACCTGCAGGTTCAGGTACATCACCCCATTTTACAGAGGTGGCTGTTTTACAACCTAACGCATTCTTAGCAAATATGTATGCTCGTTCAACATAGGTAGCAAACATCGGATATTCTTTGTCTTGCCACGGTGGATCACATCTTGGGTTAAAATGTTCCCATAGTATCTGAGTAGTTTCTTCTGCATACAACCCACGATCATAACCAAATGATGCTACACGTATCAAATTAAGCGACCCTGAGCCAGAAACACTGATAGGTGCATGGTTAGCAGCAAAGTTGATCATCTGTTGTCTGTATACCGGTGTTTCGTTGTAACCGGTACCATCAAGGTATGCTTGTCTACTGCCAACAAACTTTTCTAACTCTTTTGATTTAACTTCATCGAGTTTAAACGCCGATATTATTTCTTCGTAGCTGTACTCAAAATCAATTTCAGCACTGTTATCTTGCATGACAGTATATGTCTTTGGGGCACTTGGATCTTTAAGGTGTAAAAAGCCAGGTATCCGCAACACCCTACATGGATCTATTACCTGTTCATCCGAACCTAGATACAACGCAATCTGTTTTTGCATCCTATTATACTGTGTAACAGTAGTACAACCAGTAACAGGCCAATAAATATGCCCATGAGTTTCATCACGGCCCGTAATAAATGCAGGTTTCAACGGGTAATCTACTAACACTTTAGAACCGTTATCAATGTCAGCAAAGGCCCAATTGTATTCAACTATATTTTCAATCTTCCTACCGCGACCATCGGTAGGGTTTACCGTTACATAAACACCATAACCCCTATTTTGTAATCTCTGTATTTCAGGTAATGCAGAATCTAAACTTGCACTAAAATTTTCTGGTATTAAGTCTTTGTTATCAGAGTCTACATCACTAAAGAGTTGCCAGAATACAGGTGTATTTACATCACCTCTCAATAGTTCAATGTATTTTCGAGCCTGATTTAAGTCAGTACTCGACATATTATATCCCTTTTAAAATAGACTCAGCTTGATCAACCTTTTCTGTTTTTATTGGCGGCGGTTGGTTAACAGACAAGTACTGCTTTAACGTACCTTCTGCATAATCACCAGCCAAAACCACGGCACTAAAACCGTGTTTAGCGACTAATAATTGCAACCGTTCTTGGTTATTACGGTAGGTTTCAAAGACTGCTACTTGTCTTGAGTTTCTATACGCTGCCAACCTTTCACGTATCATTTTTAATTTATTGTCTTTCATTTTTCTAAACCCTGTAAAAATAGATTATATACGGCGTTAACATCACCTTCATTACCGGCAAACCATGCAATGCCACCTTGGTCACGTATAAAGTTTATTGCCCTGTATTGACCGGCTTCACGACTCTTTTCATTGGACGTAGCTCGCTTTAGTACCTTAGTTAAAGTACCCTCTTGTTTGACTTCAAACATTGTAAAGACAGCGACTTCTTTACCTACCATGTTAGGTGTAATAAGAACTTTTGTACATCCAATTAGATCACCGAATTTCATTTCAGCATTTAATTTTGGTGATTCATTACCTAAACCAAACCTAAAGAATCGACCATCATCAGTAGTTACAGCGCCAGAATTATTACGCATTAACTTCATACCTAAAGAAGATGCGGCTAACCGCACCCTCTTAGTAGCTTCACCTTCCAGTGTTGCCATTGTGTTGACCCCAAGTTGATAGAGCTATCTGTACAGATAGTGAAACCATAGACCGTTTAAGGTTAGGTTCGTGTTTAACAGGTGGGATAACGGGGACTACAGAACGCCCCATTACACCTCTTTTGTAACTCACTTTGGCATACCTGGTAAAGCTGGTCCAGCAGGTTTAGACGGTGAAGCAGGTCCAGCAGGTGAAGCAGGTTCGGTGATTGTCATATAGCCTTGGCTAACTAACAATTCATCTGTCCAACCATCAATAGCAAGATAATCTTCGCGTGTAAAATCACCAGCAAGTGCAGTCATAGTGTAAGTAGGTCCAGCAGGTTTCGCCGGTAAAACAGGTGGTGCAAGATACTGCTTACCAGGTGCAGACGGACCAGCAGGGCCAGCAGGTGAAGCCGGTCCAGCCGGTGTAGCAGGTGCAGCCGGTGTAGCAGGTGCAGCAGGTTCGGTGATTGTCATATAACCGTTACTGACTAACACTTCATCTGTCCACCCATCAATAGCTAGATAGGCTTCACGGGTGAATGCACCTGCAGCCGGTGTCATAGTATAAATACGTTTAGATGGTGAAGCCGGTCCAGTAGCTTGCTTTGCTTGACCAGCAAAACCTGTTGGTTGACAATTACTATTAGTGACAGCCATATTTGCAAAGGTCTGTGTTGATTTACGTGCAGGTCCAGCACCACCACCAATTGATTCATCGTCAAAACATTTCTGAATGTTAACTACTTTTATGACAATGATGCTCGTCTTATCTTCTAGTGTGTAAGCAGATACTAGAAGTTCTACTCGACCCCAACAACCAGCATAAATTTCTTTCGGGTTAAGTTCAATGCCCCCTGTATGATCAGCACAACCGATTGGATCAGCATTTTTAGCACCCATTAACCACTTGCCGACACTTGCTTCATTGGGTTGGTTAATTAACTTATTACCGTTATCGTCTTTCTTCCAATCGTGATCACCGTTCACCCATTTAGGAGGGTAGGCAATAGAACGAATTTCAGGTGCATCTTGAAATGAGCAACCCCATTCCTCCTGACAGACTTCCTCTAAAGCAATCTGAATATTACTAATATCGGTTGATTCTGTACCGATATGAGCAGGTAATGTACCTGCCATTGGGAACGCCATTCTAAGGCCATACTTACCAACGTCACCTTCTTTACGTGGCTTTTGTGGTGTTACCAAATGCGGGTAATGGATCTGACAGAAATTTGTTATTACTTCACGATTTGCCATGTTATTAATTTCCTTTAATTATTGTTTGCGCGTATGTACAGCACTGTTTATTTACGTTAAGGATGCTTTCTACCATTACTGGTAACGACTTACTAAAATCTTTATTTACCATTCCAACCATCAAGCTGTTAGTAAAATCAGTTACACCAGCGAACCACATCATTTTCATGGCTTTATACTGTGTGCTATCCATTAGTAACTCGGGATAAACTTGGACCATGAAAGCATCAAAGTTTTGTTCTAGGTCTATTTTCATAACTTAACACTCCCGAATACACCAACAGCATTTGTTAATTTATCTGGTCTTTGTGCAACCCTAGTATCAGAGGTACCAACCAAAGTTAAACCAACAGTAGGTGTTTTATAATACTTGTGAGCTAATTCATTACCCACAAACGGTTTTATTGCAGTCTTACCTTTCAATTTTTTATTGTATAAGTCATCCTCATTAGCACCATTTTTTAATGCTTCATCAATGAAACCTTGTTCATCTTCAATTATAGCCCTTGCGATACCTTTAACTAACTTGTGACCAGGTATCTTTAAACCGCTACGGGCCAAGAATTGCACACGATCTTTTATTGCTTCAATTGATTTAATCATTACATCAGCATCTTCAAATATAGCAATTAAGTGTTCAGGTGAAGCAAGTTCAATACTACTGTCAAGTTTAAGTAAGTTCATCTGGTCCGTAATTCTGGTACCACAAAACCCACGGGCTTTACAGTACTTGCAATGCTTACCAGATTTGCGTGGTGCATTTTTTACCTTTGCTAAACTGTGTGTGTAAGAATATGCTTCATGCCAAGAACGAATTTCAGACATGTTATAGGTTTCACTTCTAACGGTTCCGTCAACATGATCTTTGTTTGGTTGAACTATAAAGGTGACAACATGATCAACTTTATCCCACAACTCAAATGTATCTAATGCACCAATTGAATAACCGGCTAACTGAGCATTACCATTTAAACTGTCCATGCCATAAATTTCTTGTTTACCGTTCACCTCTACCCAAACAAAACCATTCTTGTAATCACCAACGTAAAGTACTCTATTAACTAGATCTACCCCAATGTAATCGCTAGTACCCCATAGTAGATCCTTATCAATACTACTCAGAACAACCCTCTTTTCAATGTGTGAAGTGACAGTTTTTATGCTACTGAACTTGTATAAAACATCTAAACATTCTTGAGCAGCATCCATCATTGGGCCATTAACTTTGTACTTGTTAAAATACATCCCCTTTAAATCTAATGCTTGTAAACCAAAAGAGAATGCAAACTCAATCATTTCATGGACAGCGGTACCTTTTTCCGATGCAGAACTTGATTCATCTTCGCCATAAGACCCCATGTTAACACTGTCAGGGCAAGACATGATTCTACCCTGAGCAGACATACCATGGGCGCTATGAGCAGCCATTAGCTTTTCCATGCAGCCAACCAATCAACCATGACTTGCTTAAATTGACTGATTTGACTGTAATGAACGCCAGCAACAACCTCTGTGTTATATGGTTTCAACTGCTCAATGACGGTAGTGTCAACAAACTCTTTATGTTCAGTGCCGGCCAAGGTGTAAATTTCTTTAACAGCTTCATCTGTTGCTTGAAAGTCAGCAAGGAGAGTAAGCATAAACGTTTTTAAGCGTGGATACTCACTGGTTTTAAGAGAACCGAACACAACCTGTTCACCGTTCTGTTCTGCTTTAAACTCTTCCACAAACACTTCTTTTAAGTCATCCCAATCTAGTTCGTAATCATCAATCAGGTTTTTACAGACAATGATAATTTCATTTCTAATTGCTGTATACGGATCAGCAACCTTTGCAGGTAAAGAAGGACCAGACGGTGAAGCCGGTGAAGCAGGGCCAGCAGGTTTGTTTGCTACGACACCAGGTAAAGCAGGACTAGATGGTAAAGCCGGTTTAGTTTCTTCTAGCTCACCTACTGAACCACCCTGGGGGTTAAGAGGGTGGTCTGCATAGAATTTTTCACCGATAGCTTTATCAAGACCTTTAAATAAACGCCATTTCTTACCACCTTTAACCTCAGTAGAATTACACTTACCTCTGGTTGCAGCGTGAATACCACTAACCCACGGACGACCTTCATCGTCTAACTCACCCAATTGTTCTTTTGCAATTGGTTCATCCCCACTAAGATCAACAATCGGTTGAGTGGGTAGCTCAGTTACAGCAGCTTGATTACCTTCTACAATTAGGTCATCATTCAAATCTTGTGTCACTGCAGCGAGTTTAGTTAGCGCAAGTGTTGCACAATGTATCGCCAGTGCTAAGTCAGTTTTTTTCATTTTCATATCCTATAAGTTAGTTTGATGTTTCGACTTGGAGACACCACTATACATACTAAAATTAAATTTGCAAATATTATTTTATTATCTTAATATCAACCTACTTTATACAAACAAGGTTTATTTATGAAACGCTCAGAGTGGATGCGTGGACTATTAATGGCTGAAAACAACAGTAGAACAGACGGTAGGTTTTTTATAGAAAACCCAAAGTACTTAATAGATCTTTATCAGTTTATACCTGGCTACAAATCTTATTGTGAAAACAAGAGGTTCAGACAGCGTGAAACAATTTATGTAAAGATTAACTATAAAATATCATTAAACCAACGTTTTTACGTCATGCCTTATATTATCTTTGGTGTTAACTTATTTGCAGTAGAAGGGCTGGATGGTTCCATTGAAAGTTATCAAAACACTAGACTCGAAGCCGAGCAAAAATGCAAGGAATTAAACAATGGCAACAAGTAACACAAGACGTAACGCAGATGCAAGGGGTGATGACTTATATACAACCCCGCCATGGGCTATTCGTGCATTACTAAGTCGTGAAAAGTTCAGTGGCAATATTGTAGATGCCGGTTGCGGTACTGGCAACATAGTAAATGTATTGGTAGACCAAGGTTATGATCGTGACGACATAACAACAATCGATAAATATGACCAGGGATACAAAGATCTGGACGTATTACTGGACTATGCAGACTTTGACCCTTATGAGACTGTTGATAATATTGTCAGCAACCCACCCTTTTTATTATTTACACCGTTTGTTTTAAAGTCACTAAAGTTAGCTACGAAAAAAGTGGCAATCTTTGCACGTATAAACTCATTAGAAACTGAGAAACGATACAAAGCAATTCATAGGGACAACCCACCCTCTAAGATATACAGTTTTGTTAACAGGGTTAAATGTGCCAAAGGTGGTGAAGATGGTAAAAATGACGGTAGCGTAATGTATTGTTGGTTAGTGTGGGATTTTAGTTATGGAAGTGGCGCGACTACGTTTGAGTGGATTAGTGATGAAAAAGGCGATATGTAGATGCCAAAGATCAAACGCCCTCACGACTACCAAGAACAAGCCATAACTGACATCTTTGATGAATGGTTAGCTGGTGTGATTAATGTTTGCTTAGTGGCACCCACCGGCGCAGGTAAATGTCTGGGGAAAGACACTCCTGTTCTAATGTATAATGGTTCAATAAAAATGGTTCAAGATATAACTGTTGGTGAAACATTAATGGGACCGGATAGTAAGAAACGTAAAGTTATGTCTACTTGTACAGGTAAAGAAATGCTTTATAAGATTACACCTGTTAAGGGCGAAAGCTATACAGTTAATGAAAGTCACATACTCAGCCTTAAACGCACAGGTGACAAAAATACAATTAAAGGTGGGATTGTAAACATCACCGTTAAAGATTATCTATCCAAATCTAAATATTGGAAACATTGTCACAAGGGTTACAGAACTGGTGTTGATTTCCAAAGTAAAAGTATTGACGATGAATGTTTACCTCCTTATTTATTAGGCGTGTGGTTAGGTGATGGTAGTTCTTATCATGCAACCATTACAACTGCAGATGTTGAAGTAGTTGATTACTTAAACAAATTTACAATCGATACTAACCAACAGTTACGTAAAGAAACAATGATAAATAACAAGTCTAGTAATTATTGTTTATCAAATTTAAGAATGCGAATAAAACCTTCAACAAGAAAATCCCTTAAATCAAACAACCTGCTAACTAACAAACACATACCTGATAAATATAAAATGTCTAATAGACAGGATAGGTTGGAGTTACTAGCCGGTTTATTAGATAGTGATGGTCATCTATCCAAAGGTTATTATGATGTTATTTTCAAGAATGAAATATTAGCAAATGATACGGTTTACCTTGCTAGGTCTTTAGGTTTTGCATCCTATATTAAACCTTGTAGGAAAACCTGTTGCAACAATGGTGTTACTAAAACTTACTTTAGACTAAGTATATCAGGTGATGTGTCGGTAATACCTACCAAGCTAAAAAGGCACCAACCGCCAACACGAAAGCAAAAGAAAGATGTGTTAGTAACAGGTATAAAAGTAGAACCTATAGGTGTAGGTGATTACTACGGTTTTGAGATCACAGGTGACAGATTATTTTTACTAGGTGATTTTACTGTAACTCATAACACAATTATAAAAGCATTCGTGGCTAAACGATGGTTAGCAAAAAACCCTGACGGTGTAGCTATAATCTTTGCACACAGGGACATATTGTTAAATCAAATAGCAATGTCAATAGCCATGGTTGGTATACCTCACCGAATGTTATGCTCCAAAGCAACAGAACGACTAATTTCTAACGCACAAATAGAAGAACTAGGCGAAACGTTTATTACTGACAATTCACGATTAATAATTGCATCGGTCCCCACTTGGATCAAGCGCGACACCACATTGTTAGATGAAGCGATCGGACTATGGTTATTAGATGAATGTCATCACTGCCTTGCAGATAATATGTGGGGACTAGCAGTTAAACCATTAGTAAATGCAATCGGGTTAGGTGTTACAGCAACACCAAAACGTGCGGATAACAAGGGTCTAGGTAGGCACACAGACGGTGTGTTTGACAGCATAGTAGAAACGCCTGGCATGGGTGAACTTATCAACAGAGGTAGGTTATCAGACTATAAGGTTTATACCCCACTAGATCGAGTAGACATGACAGGTGTAAACAAAACCAAAGGTGGTGATTGGAACCAACTTAAACTAGCAAAGGCAACAGATAAAGCAGAAATTACCGGTGACGCTTACAAACACTACAAGCGATTAGCAGACGGAAAGCAGGGTATAATATTTGCAGCAAGTATTGCCCATGCAGATCATGTTGCCAAAGAGTTTCGAGACAAAGGTGTCAATGCCGTATCACTATCAAGTAAAAGCAAAGAGACTTACAGACAGCAAAAGATCCGAGAGTTCAGGCAAGGTAAAATAGATCTACTGGTAAACTATGATTTGTTCGGTGAAGGCTTTGATGTACCTGCAGTCGCAGTGATCCAGATGTTACGTAAAACAGAATCCTATGCTTTGTTCATGCAAATGTTTGGACGGGGATTAAGAGTGTTTGAGGGTAAAGAGTTTGGCATACTGATTGACCACGTAGGCAACGTTGATCGTCATTGTCGTTACTTAGCGCACGTACATGATAGCCCTGTTTGGACACTTGATAGATACGATGACACTAAAAAATCTAGCAATGATGGTTTAGATATATTATCAAGAACGTGCCCTAAGTGTAGGAACTATTACAAACCTAGTTCAGCAAACATCAATTCATATGTCTGTCCTCAGTGTACTCACAAAGAGACACAAGACCAACGTGATGAAACAGCCAAAAAGCGATTAGAAGATGACGGCATATTGGTTGAATATGATACCGGTTGGCAAGTCAAAGTCATGGCCCAAATCAAGAAAGTCGATGAACTACCAGAGGACATGAAAGCTAGAATGACTTACGCTAACATGAGTCACATGATAGTTTCATCTGCAGTTAAAAAGCACACTCTTCGTCAAACCAACCAAACCAAGCTACGATATTGGGTGGTGCAGTGGTGTAACGAAATAGGTTTTAAGAAGGGTTTAAGTATCGAAGTTGTACAAGGTGAGTTTAACAGACAGTTTGGACATAATGTATTTGTAGCACAAACAATTAGTGCCAGTGAAGCCAAAGAATTAACAAACAAGATTATCGTAAATATGCTTGACAAGTGTATGTTTAACTGATAATTTCATATTATTATATTTAATAAGGTGTACAAGATGGAAACTATAGCAGTCTACGCAGACAGAAAAACTAACAAACGTGTAACGGTGTTCAAGGTTGAGTTACTTGACACAGGTACCCGTATACACTATGCCCGTATTGGTCATAAGCAAACACAGGTAACTGGTCGTAGTAATTTTAAAGACAATTACTATAATGTTGCCGGTATCGTTGTGTGATCGAACATAACGGGGATACTCTTATGCCTAACGATTCATCAAGACGTTTTATAGCCTACATGAAAGGTGTAAGGGCAGCACGTAAAACAAATAAACCAACGAATCCGTACACTCACAAAGCGTCACAGCAACAATGGGAAAACGGATACCACGATAGAAAACAAGAACTATTAAGTGAGGAATTTGACGATGGTTGAGATTATAGGAATGGTTGCAATACTAATTGGTGCATTGTTGTTAACAATATTTACAGTAGTAATTTCTATCTGGTCTACACAAGGTGGTGTTGATAAGTTTACTAGGTTTTGCGCCTTAATTTGTTGTGTTGGTACCTGCATAGCCTGGTATGAAATATTTACGTCAATTACGTTAACGGTTAACTGAGGGTAAAAACTAATGATCACGTCTATAGGGTTTCTGATTTATTCATTTATTATATGGGATTTAGTATGTTGGTTAGAAATTCCGTCAATGAATTGGGCGCAACGAACAATAGTTATTCTTGTTCTCTTAATATTAATTGTTATCGATTTGATCATATACGATAACAACCAAAGGGGTAGGAAGAAATGAACCATAACTTTCTGTCATACGATGAAGAATCATTCCCAAACTTCTACAGTCTGGTTGCCATTGATCACACGACAGAAACGTTGATCAGCATTGAGGTTTCTTGGCGCAAGAACGAGTTGTATAAATTGCGTGAGTTGGCTGAACGCTGGATAAGATACGATTACTACATGGTCGGCTTTAATAACATCGGTTACGATTACCCATTGCTCCATGCAATACTGGAAGATACATTTATTAGAACCGCATCTGATATTTATCGTATAAACGACAGGATCATAAAGACACCCTTTAACGAACGCAGAAAGAATGTTATACCTCCTTACAAAGTGATGGTTAAACAGATTGACCTGTTTAAAATTCACCACTTTGACAATGTGAATAAGTCTACTAGTTTAAAGAAAATTGAGTTTGTTATGCGAGCAAAATCAATTGAGGAATCAAAGTACCCGTTTGGTGTTCCATTACCTGAAACTGATCAAGCTGCAGATGAAACCCTTAATTACAATAAGTCAGATACACTGAACACAAAAAAGTTCTTTGAATACTCTTACAAGCAGATCGAATTTCGCTTTATGATGACAGAGAAGTACAACAAGAACTTTATAAACCACAATGACACAAAGATAGGTAAAGACTACTTTATTATGGCATTAGAAAAAGCCGGTGTTAATTGTTATGATCATAATCGTCAACCAAGACAAACTCACCGCAACGGTATAAAACTGAGTGAATGTATTTTTCCGTATGTCCAGTTTATGCGTCCTGAGTTTCAAGCGGCTTATGACAAGATAGCTAAGACAGTTGTTTACGTTACCAAAGGTTCACTAAAATTATCTGCAGTGTTAGACGGTTTTAGTTTTGACTTTGGTTTAGGTGGTATTCACGGTAGCGTTAAAGGTGCCAAATTCGAATCAGATGATGACTTTATTATCATTGATGCAGATGTGACAAGTTTTTATCCAAAGCTCGCCATAGTCAATCGCGTGTACCCTGAACACTTAACAGATGTGTTTTGTGATGTGTATGAAGATGTGTTTCAGCAAAGAGCGAGTCATCCTAAAGGCACTGTAGAGAACGCAGCAATGAAGTTGGCGTTAAACGGTGTCTACGGTGATAGCAACAATCAATACAGTGTCTTTTATGATTCGAAATATACAATGACAGTTACAGTCAACGGACAATTACTACTATGTATGTTAGCCGAACAGTTAATGGCAATACCTGGTTTGACTATGATCCAGATCAACACTGACGGTATGACAGTTAAGTTACCTCGTCAATACCAGAAACATTACGAAGAAGTGTGTGAATGGTGGCAAAAACTGACTTTATTAAATCTTGAGTTTATAGAATACAAAAAAATGATTGTGCGTGATGTTAACAGTTATATAGCAATCCCGTTCAAAGGTAAGGTCAAGTTTAAAGGTGCATATGTTCACACAGGGGCGCATGAAGCTGGCGAACTAGATTGGAATAAAAACCATTCATCATTGATTGTCAAGAAAGCTGCAGTAAAGGCTATCCTAGAAGGGGTACCCGTGGATCGATTTATACGCAACCACGACAATATATACGACTTCTTTAAAGTGATTAGTGTTGGTAAACGGGATGGGGTCCAAACTCGTTACAATGTCATGTGGGAAGGTAAGGTTATTGCAACAGATAAGATAAATGAACATCACAATAGAGTGACAAGGTATCTGGTATCAGACATTGGTTTAAAGTTGACTAAAACAATGCCACCTTTAAGACGTAGAACCAATAACGTAGATATGATTTTTCCATTGTGGCGCAGTAAAAAAGATACTGGATGTAACAAGAACTTAAAAGTAACGTCACTTATCGAGTATGAAATTGCTAGGCAAAAAGGGTATAAAACGAAAGATGGGGGTACGTATGAAATAGGTAAATTAAGAATGTTTGAAGTAGCAAAGGATATGTTGTGTACAGTGCATGACAAGGTAGGGTCAGATAAAGCATCTGACTATGATATTAACTATGACTATTACATCGGTGAAGCCGAAAAACTAGTTCACGCAATGAGTACTGAGGAAGAATAGCAATGGAACAATCATTAAAAGAACGGTTTTTATTTTGGTTTTGCGATACCTTTGGTCACAATTTTAAAGGTAGAGTAGCCTATAATTTTAGAGGTGGAATTAAAAACACATGTAACCGATGTAGACGTCACATTACTGTACCAAGAGAATATGATGGGTATTTAAAATAATGACTACTAAATATGATGACAAAGACAAGTGTGACAGATGCAATTCTGTAAACTCCTTAAATGTGAAAGTATTTAATTTTGACACGAATTTAATAGAAGAATGTGAAACCGAATGTATCATTTGCGGTAATGAAAATTACTGGGCTTATGGTTGGTTTCAGAACAAAGGTGTAAATATGATTGATAAAGACATAGTAAATAAACTAATACTTCATTTTAACAATGGTCGATTTGATACTATTGTTGATGGGATAGACCACGGTGATTTAATACAAATATTAGAAGAAGTATTAACTCACCGTGATACTTTAGAGCAGATAGCAGAACTATCTCAACCCATGGTTTAAGACTTTTTACCGCCAAACTTTTCCATAGCACCAACAACTATTTTACCCATATGTGGGGCAGCAAAGTAAAAAGCAAGTATCAGCATTACTGCTCCACTCATTCGATCCGCTTTTAAGTCTAGCGATATTTCACTGGCTTTTAGTTTCTGGTACGTACTCGCAGCACCATCAATCAATACACCCATTTCATTTACAGGCATGGTTGCGTCAACCCAAGGCGATATAACACCCATAATAGTACTGACACAATACATGCCTAACCAAACAGCAGTTATCGCAACAGCAAGTGTTCTACGCGCTATGTTCTGACCTTTGGTTGTCTCCATCCAATCAGCTATAAATTGACGTACTTGTTGTGCCTTATTGTTTCTATCACTGGCCTTTTCTTCGTCAGTATAAAACAAAGCGTCACCGGCCCTTTCTATAATACCTAAACCTTGCTCAACGTGTTTGTCCGTACCAAAAATTTTACCCCAAATGCTCATGATCTTATCTCCAATAGCCAATCATCTTCACCAAACCAACCAAGTAACAATTGACATGCTTCAACGCTATCATGTGCTACACCATTTTTAATAAACATACATGGACCTAAGCAACCTTCCAATTCATACACAAAGTTGACAGGGTGTATCTCAATGAACGTGCGGCCCTCTACGTCCATCAATTTATACCATCGATGTTTGCCTGTATGATCTCGTTTGACCTTGTAGACTCCCTCTTTGATACATGAGACAAAAGGTTTATTATCTAACCATGGTCGTTCTAATATTGATATTACTTGACCGTCCGGTAACTCCATCAAACTTTCTGTTCTATCCTTGTAATATGTTCTGACTGCAGTTCTCATATAGCATCCAATTGGTTTATATAATTTTCGGCAACAGATACAAAAGTTTCTAGTGTTGCTAAATCAACAGCGGCTTTGCCTCGTAGTCGTAGATCGTAGGTTACGTTTAGTATTCGTTCCCAACCGGCACCAGTATCTACAATATTCTGAGCAGCTTCAACGGGTGTTCTATTTGATGCTGTAGCCCAACTTTGAACCATGGGTGGGACTGATTGTGTATCATCTAAAAGGAACGCAACACTAAATCGTTTAGCTTGATTGTACTCTTCTTCAATCATGTTACCAGGACTTGCAAATCTGCAACGAGCGCGACCTGCAGCTTGATCAATTAATCGTTTCGCTTGCATTTTTGATCTCATAGATTCATCGTGCATCGGCAATGCAATACCAGCATGTTTTAACTCTTTCATAATGTTCATCGATAATTCTTTACTCGATTTATGTATGAGTGATTTTTTATCAAGGGTTTCTTTGCGTTCAAAACCAACACTGTTGTATGTAAATTCATCATGTGGGAAATTACCGTCATGGCAAGTTTCATTTTCTTTCACCTGTAACTCTATCCATTCAGGTTTGCACACTAATGTTCTAATGATCTGATTATCTAAATCACTTGTGATTGTATAACGACTCATTGTTTTACCGCCTGTAAATAACCTGTTATTTCTGTGTATCCAGCATCAGCATTACCGTCTATATCAGGATCAATACTCATAGTGTATGTCTTATCATTATTTCTACCTGCAGACGATCCTGAATAACTAAAAGTGTTGTCAAGTTCAAAAGTGGTGGTAGAAGGATCGCTTGTTTGAGCAAAAGGTGTTCCATTTTCATTAAGCCTAATCGTTACCCTAGAAGGTATTATGTCACTTGATCCAGCACCTTGATCGTCATTCGGATCATAATCTTCATATTCTACATAAAATTGTTCACCAGATACATTCCACGAAACATCCCACAAACCAGCGGCAGGTACAGTTATTGAGTAAACTATAATTTCGTTTAGGCTTCCACTCCTTTTAGTACCTTGATCTTTTATTATTGTGGCATCAGGTGAGTCTGCACCTGGTCCTCCTGTTTCTCCCTGTCTACCCTTTGACAAACTAAAGATTTTTATTATATTAGGGTAGTTACTTCTGGTCGCTATCAATCTAACAAAGCTAGAATCAAAAGTCATACCTGTAACGGTAAATGTTGCATCGGTTAATGTTCCAGTTACACCTGGTCCTGTTGTCGCTGATATATTCCATGCTGCAGTATCATCGGCTAAACCAACGGAAACTTGCATTGTAGTAACAGCACCAAAGTAACTAACAACTTCACCTAATTCATCAGTGGGTATAATGTGTGCTTCATTGCTTAATGTTGCTGTTACCGCGGGTGCGCCGTCCCCTACAAGTTGTAAAAACCAATCGAATAACTCAGGCACATCAATTTTAATAGTAGGGTTTGTCCTTCCCGTGGCTATACCGTAATAACTCTTACCTTCAATGTCTGTAGTTATACCAGAACCTTGATCGTCATCTGCATAGGCGATCCATGTATACAATATTTGTTCAACACCATTAATCTGTATGTCAACCCAAGCGCCAGGTGTAACGCTATTAATTATAGATTTTAAACGATACTCAATAAAGTAGGTAACATCTTCCACTATTGGTGCAAGGTTAAAGACTCTCGCGTCACCCCAATAAACAGCAGTCGAATTTTGTGAAGTATAATAGCGCCATTCATACGTTCTATTCTCGAATAATGGTGTAGGAGGTTCAACAACTATTCGACCTGGTACCACATCAGAAACGTCTGGTGTATCGGTAGATGTGACTAATCCGTTTATTGTGAAACTGTAGTTACCTTCAATTCCTTCATTGTTGATACCTACAGCTACAACCCTAGAAATATATGATCCAGCGATTATGTCAGGAAGTAACAACGGTGGGAATGCTAACTGAGGTTCATCATATATTATGACACCTTCATCGGACGTACTTTCAACTTCGACAGCATAGTAAGCTACATTTGATGTTACTAATGGTTGAAAGTTTAAGTAGTAATTATCCTGTATGTTTAGTATTTCAAAACCAATGACGGCTATTAACTTATCTTCTGTAGGTGGTTTAGCAAAAGGCGTGGGGTCAGGTATAACATTCGGATCGGGTGAATAAAATTCGTCAGCATACCCAACGCAATCTAAATCAATACCAGCACTATCATTCTCTTTTACTTCAACAATACGCCAAAGTGATTCGTCATGCTTTGAAATGTCAGATGAATACTCTATTACATCACCAGCTTCAAGCAACCATCCTATAGGTCCAACTGGCAACGTAAGCGTCCTTGGTTGTCTTGACACCCTAGCGTCAACCATGGCCCAAAAAAAACCTTGCTGTAGCTCTGTTACGTACTCTAACTGTTCGGATTCAAAATTTTCTATCCCTCCATCTTCAGCTAACCAAGCATTATATATTCCACTGTTAATTGGTGGAAACGTAGCTTCAACATCAACCTCGATTAAATCTCCGACTTCTGCATCTTCTGAAATGTCAGGAGCTAACTGTTTAACCTTATAAGTTAATCTGGTTATTTTATCAGTAAAATCGCCTGAACTGTAATCTGGATCACCTTCTAAATCGTCCTCAGTGAAAGAGTAAACAGGGGTAGCAATAGTTTCAGCCCTTACTAGAAACTCGCCATAATAATCGCTAGTGTAAAGCCTAGCACCCTCAATCCATATATTCATGTTATCGGTTAATGGTTTACCGGTATCTAACTGAACATCAAATCGAATACTATCTATACCTGGATTACCCTCTGAGCCTGGTAAGTTGTCAAAGTGATTTGCTAATATAGTTATGTTTGCTTCACTAACACTAACATTCTTATTACCTGCACCGTAATCAGTTGAGCGTAAAAAATCATAATATTGTAGTGCTGGATTTCTAAGGTACTTCTGATCAGCTTGTGGTCCTGTTGGTACCCTTGGATCGTAGATGTCTTTTCCAAGTACAGGAACAGTAAATTCAGGATTAGACTGCACCCAATCGTCACGGTTTCTATTTTTGACAAATAGAAGTGTTAAACCTTTTCCGAACATACCGTTTAGACGATTTCTTTCGTTTGTGTCCATGTTTTCACGCCAGAAATTCAACTTAGTATTGGTTTTTATGAAAGTAGTATTTTCAGTAGGTGTCAGCACACGATATGACCAACCACCCACATCAAAAGAGTCATCAATTACGTTCTTCATATCAATTGCTTCACCACCTTTTCGAAGGTTAGCCACATCGACATTCGTTAATTGTCCGATACCCACTACGTAGATCCACGTAGTAAAATAATGTCTGTAACTAGTGTGAGTCTTTCTATGTTGCAATCTAAGAATAGGTACAGGGGTGACGTTCTTATACCCGTATATAACAGGCAAAGAAGGAGGTTTAACATCTTGCGTAATGACACCACTCGGATTGCTTATGTATCGAGTCTTTTGTTCGTCTGTAAATACAGTACTGGCCCAATTCATTATTAAATCGTTCGGTTGTCTTTGTTGGTGACTTGAGTTTAATACGTACCAACCATTATCAGTTTCTAAGTCACCTAATGAAGAATCAATTGTTAAGGTAATGAACCGGTCATTTAAACCGCCCTCAATAGAATGCGATATACCCCAAGCAGTTCTTATAGGTATGGCATAATCTTCAAACACAACACCTTCAACAACGATTACTCTCAGTATTTCAGTTGGTTTGTTTATATATCTTTCTGCTCTAATACCGTCAATAAGATTTATATCAGTTACACCGAACGAAATATCTACTTTATCTGAACCGGTTTCGGCTTTTCTGCTTATACCGTCAAGCTCTGTTAAGTGATTGTTAGGTGTGTATGTATCACCGTCATAAATTAAGGTGTTCCTATGGTCACTATAATAAAGGATAAAATCTACACCTAAACCGTAAGCGTCACCTAAATTTACTTTTACCAGGTTTGCATATTCAAAATTATCTGATTCTAAGAGTGCTACTATTGATGCTGGTGCATTGTTCAAAATGATAAATCCTCTACAGCGTTTAGTACCAGTTTCATGTCTTGGTTTTCCGATGCTTCAGTAGACACTTCTATGACACTATCAGAAATTAATGTCCATGCTACACCATTAACGGTGATCTCTTCACCTTGAACCACAGCTTTCTGTAATTGACTACTTAATCTAATAACACTAGTTCCATTTTTTAATTCAGTAGAACCAACAATCTCATACACTTTTGTATGGTTGGCAAAGGTAAAAATATCGCCTGACTTCATTTGCCAAGTACCTTCAGATGTAAGTGCTATTTCACGTAAACCTTTCGCATAATTGTTATTTGAAGTAATCCCTTCCTCTGGTTCAGTACCACGACTAAAACCTAAGCGTGGATGTATGAAAGTCAGCTTTGCGTCATACGCATCTGATAATCTTGCTTTTATATCCCTACCTTGATCCATTGGCATATCGATTGTGACTAACTCTATTTCGTATCGATGATGACCTTTACCACGTTTTTTACGTCTTAGTGATAAAGTATCAAGAACAAATTGGGTACGATTTTCAGTTAGTGAAAACTCAGCCCATGGGTAGTCGCTTATGTCATACATTATAAATTCCTCTTCTGGGATTGGTGTATAACCAGATGATACAATTAAAGGTCTACTTACCTTTGTCAAGTTAGCTACGTTGTCAAACACATAGTAGTCAATATAAAACAAACCGACAACATTTGTAGCAGGTATCACACTCCAAACTCGATACGTTATGTCACCATCAACATTATCCGATGCAGAGTAACCTTGTTCTTTATACAGTGTCCCGACAAGGACTACAGCATTACCACCAATTAATGTTAGTACAGGAGGTGTAACATCAGTAAAGTTTGTTCTCCAAGCACCTGATAAACCCCATACATTATTCATTAGTTGACAACCTGATTACTTATTGTAGCCCAACTTCCCGTATGTTCGCCGTTAATACATCTACATCTAAAGTCATAAGTGTCAGGTGACAAATCAAATGTCCTTCTTCTGTTACCCACGAACCCTGGTAGATCAACCAATGGTAAGTCTAAAGTTTGCCACGTGCTTGCGTTAGACAGTTTATGTTCAAATTCCATGTGAGTCATTGCTACTTTTGCTTTAGGATCTATTTTAGGTACGGTTCTTAAAACATTACATTGTCTAATTACTGAGGTTTCATTGCAATCACCTGACAAAGCGCCTTCTGTACTTATAGCTTGAACAGGTGGGTCTATGTTCATAAAATCACTTAACTGTAAAGAAGATGTAGAACGAACGTTATCTACATATAAATTCCAAAGTGTAAGCCTTTCTTCAACTGTAGCAAAAAACAAAGCAGCTTGTGTCTCACCATGTCTATTTATTTCTGAGTTTGTCAATACGTGATGTGCTTGTGAATGATTACGAAAACCACGATGACCACCAAATATTTGGCCGTGATTAAAGAATGTGTCTGTTTTACCATCAACACCAGCATCAGATATATTTTTAATGTCACCGCCAACCATAAAGGCATTCCCTAAATATGATTTAGATGTGTCAAAACCCCTATTTAATAAAATACCATCAGAGTTAGTAGTACCGTAGTTATCAGGCATAGGAGGTATAAACAAATCAAAGTCAAAATAATACATTCTTAAATCGTCAACTTGTGGTCCTGATCTGTTTGCATTAGCAAACAATGATTGATATTGATCATTGCTGGGATCATCTAATTCTCGTAAGAAGTTTGAAACGATAAGTCTACTTATTCTACCTTCAAAATTGTTAGCTACATATTCTACTCTTAAAACATTAGCAGGTATTGTTATTACATAAATGTCATGCAATTGATCTGAACTCGAATCAAGGTTTCCTGTTGTGACAGTATCACCAACAAGTCTTGGTATGATAGTACCGCTTGTATCACCTCTTTTTAAAACTGTTATGTGTATCTTTTCACCTTCAACACCGTTTATGTCTGCTCGTATAATGTCGTTAGTTGAATTTTCAGCAAAGTAGTTACCCCAACCTAAGTACGTAAAACCTGAACCGCTTATTGTAAACCCACCTTCTTCAATTAGTGGTCCACTTATAACACCTTGCTCTGTATAACCACCTAAACCAACAGCGTTAAAAACTTCTACCCACGACCCGCCAGATCTAAGGCTGATACCACTTCTAGTACCTGCATAGTTTACGTTTTCATAAACGGCGCTTTGTTCTTCATTATCATATCTGTGTGCAAAATCTTCTGACTGTTCAAGTTTACCTGTCAAATAGTAGTCGGGTGTTTCTGTTACACTATTTCTCAAAGCAATTATAGGCCACTTCCATTCTAAGGTTGCTTTGCCAGACGTAGGGTGATCTACCGAAATTAGATCGTATACGTTAGCCGCGTAAACTTCTGTGATTACTTCTCTTATAAAGGTGTCGTACACAACACCGTCAAAATCGCTTGTAGGCGTGTAGTTCACAGTAAACGAACTATTAGTAGCTTTGACTAACCAAACATCACCATCGTTCATTACGGTACTGTAGTCGCGTGTTGCGTTAGGTATTGTAATTGAACCTGCCGTAGCGTTTTTTGTGTTACAACTTATCTGGATTACTTTACCAACTGAGGTTGCAACAGCAACACTTAAAGGTGCAGTCTGACCAGGTGTGTGTGTATACTCGGACCCGTCTTTTACCCAATTAGTACCTGACAAAGAATCGGTTTGAGCGAGTTTGGCACTTACTTGTTCAGAACCTTTTACAAGAACATTGATATAGCTAATTTCAGCTGGTTCCACTCTTGACAATGTTGTTATTCTAAAATCTACTCTTGTACCGCTACCTGGATCTACAACAAAACCAACGGCGTTTGAAGGTACCGTAAACCTGTTAACTGCAGTCGTATCACTTCCAATATTCTTCTGATATTCTTGCCCTATAAAATCGTTGTTGGAATCTACGAAACTAAACTTTATTTCACCGGCTAAACTACCACCTAGAGAACTTTCCCTCATTTCTATTTTAAACTCGTAAATATCATCTTCATCAACGTCAAGTAATGCTATTCTAGTAAAAGGAAATTCACTGTAATTAGTTGAATACCAACCGTCACCTTGATCTACCCATCTACCCCCACCATTAGGGTTATATCCTGTTAATGAGTTGTCCCAACCGTCTACCCAAATAGAAGTGCCAAGTGTTGCATCTTCTTCTGTGTAAGGTATTTGCAAGGTTTCACTTTGTCCAATATCCAAGTAATCATACATACCGTTTAAACCAACATGCAAACTGTATTGACTTGTTATAGTTACTGATACACCGTTTATATTAAACGTGTTCCCGTTATTAAAATTTTCACTTCCTAGTAACAATATGTTTGTTGGTGCAAAGTCATTTCCTATTTTCATACTTTCATTAGCAAACATTTCAACAGTACCGTCCGATATTCTACCAAAGTACGCACTGTATTCAGGTGGGAAGTCATTGGGCGTTACACCTACCATACATTTTTGACCACGGGCAGCACCTATTAAAAAATCTACTTCACCATCAACAACGGTCTGAACCGATGACTCGTACAATGTATTTGTGTCCCAATCTGTAACGACAAACCTATAAACACCGTTTGGTATGTTTGTGTTAGACACAATGATTGATGACTCATGTTTTTTACTTGGCATTATCTTTTACCTTTATTTCTTCTACCACGTTGTCCTAACTCATACAGTGCAGTATCTAAGTCTCTACCTTGATCCATAGGCATGTCAATAGTGACAAGTTCTATGTCGTATCTGTGATGACCTTTACCACGTTTATTACGTCTTAACGCTAAAGTATCGATTATAAACTGGTTTCGGTTTTCGGTTAGTGAAAATTCAGCCCACGGGTAATCGCTTATGTCATACATTATCTTTTACCTTTATTTCTTCTACCACGTTGACCTGACTCATACAGTGCAGTATCTAAGTCTTTACCACCTCGACTTTTTAACTTCCGTATCATAGCCCTGGTTATTTGTTCTGCAGATGCGTTATCGCCACCAGTAATATAAAAGTTGTCACCACCTTTACCGCCATTCATCATGTTTGCTGTTTCTTCACGGCTAGTAACACGACTACCACCTTGGCCACCTTTAACCATAACCCCGTTTACTAGCTCGTTACCATATTCTGAAACGATACCAAACATATCTTGAGGAATGACACCGCCTTTATCGAACGTACCTGCAAAAGCTGCAGCTATACCACCAATAACGGCGGCGAACGGTTGTGTTTCCGATAGTGCTTTACCCATAGCAGCAGGGGCTAACCCAGGTCCATATATAGGTATTGCAGCAGTTGAAGTATATGCGTTTAGACCAGCTTGTAATGAAGCCTGTTGAGCATTTAAAGTCATAGCGGCAGCAGCAGGTACAGCAGCAGTTTTATCTAAGAGTTTTCGTAACGTCCATAATAATAATTCTTGCGCGGCCCACTCACCAAAGAAAGAAAGTAAACCTTTGGTAGCACCTACAAATATATTTTTCAATCCATCACCAAGGTTGTCAGACTCCAATATTGCACCAGAAAACGCTTGACCAAAAGACTTAGTAAAGTTGGTTAGACTAGCTTCAACGACTTCATCAAATGTTTGCAGTTGATCCTCTACTGCTATCATGTATCGTTCTATACCTGTTGCTTGTATTCTACGCTTATTTTTTTCGTACTCTTCATCTAATGCGGTTAAATCTTTACCATGCTTTATCAACATATTGCGTTCTGCAGTATACTTCATGGCAAGTCTTGTTAGACTTTCACCATCCAAACGTTCTTCAATTGCTGCCACTTCATTTATTTGACTCTCATATTCTTTTAGTAAACCTGCCAACTCTTTGTTAGCAGCAGCTTTTTCTTTTGCTAATTTAGCAGCAGCTTTAGCGGCATCAGCATCAGCTTTTGTTTGTGCTTGTGTAGCTTCAAGTTGACGTTCGGCGAGGATTAATGTTTCATAATCATTAGCAATGTCAATCATTTGTTGATAGCTTGCTCTCCGTTCTACTGCTAATTTTAGTTTTAGGGCACGTTCTGTTTCTAGCAGTTGAGACTTTGACTTACCGAGAGCATCAACTTGATCCTTTAATGAATCTACTAGTTTTTTATTTGATTCTGTCCAATCGTTTAACTTGTCTGATCCTACATCACCAACGGTTTCACCGTACTCTTTGATTGCAACGTTTGAATCTTTGATTATTCTTAGTTGTGATTCTCTTGACTCTTTTTCTGAACGTAAATCTACAATAGCATCTTTCGTTCTTTTTTCGGCTTCAGCTAAAAGTCTATTATGAAGTTTTCTCATACCAGAATCTTTACTTAGACTTTCAGTTGTTCTTCTTTGTATAGCCTCCTTGTTTTTTTCAGTTTCTACATTTTCCTTTGCTGATTTTATCCGTTTATCAATCGCTTTTATTTCTTTGTTTGCTACTTCAATTGCTTTGTTTCTACCGTCTGTTAAAACTTGAGCTTGCAGGGCGGTTAAACCCGTTTCTTTTTTAAGCCTTTCTAGTTCTTCTCTTAACTCTTTTACTTTTTCGCCAGAGTCAACCAAAGAAGGTACTAAGACATTTAACAGCATTGCGCCGATAGCGATACCAGCACCAATCAAGGCACCCTTGGGTCCAAAACCACCCGCTAACTGTGAACCCTGTTGTCCTAGTATGACAAACGCCGCGGTACCCATCTGAGCCTGAACTGCAATATCCTGTAGCTGGAAACCAACGTTTGACATTTGACCACGTAACCCCCGCATAGATCCTTGGGTCTTGGTCATTTCTTTACGTTGCAATTGGAAGGCTGTTACAAGTTCACGAACTTTATTCTTCTGAGCGTCTGTAGCACTGGCACCCAAACGCATTTGAGCGTTCAAGATCTCTATCTCTTCTGAGCCGAGTTTAGCACCTTGAGCAAGTTGTTTATATTGGTTACTTACTGCTCTAAATGCTTTTTCTGATCTTATACTTTCACGATTTAAACGTTTCATTTCTGCTTGAGCAGATTTAGTATTATCGACAACAGCTTTTACAGATACCCCGTATTTACCCGTCATTGTCTTGGCAAGACGATCCATGTCAGAGTTTGTACCATCAGCAGCGTCACCCATACCGAGCATGGTTAGACTCATTGTTTTAGCACCTTTAACAGCACCATCGACATTCATCTTGACAGTATAAACTAGGGTTTTTAATTGATCAGACATTATCGCAATACCTCTTTTAGATCGCTAATTGATTGTACAACGCTAACAGTAGATTTGCGATACTTTATAATTGGTTTATCTTTATTCTGGTCAATAGAGAAGAAAGCAGCCCACCATTCTAACTCTGATTCGGGCCACTCTTCTATCTCAAATACGGGTCTTAATGTTTTCATTGCAATCTGTTTTACAAGAAGTAATACGGGACTGCTTAATATTTCTTTTTTTTTGCTTTCAAGCCTGGTGCCGGTGGGTTTATTTCACCAAACGATTTTGCAAGTATTGAGTAAATGTCGTCAAACATATCATCAAACAACTTATCTACTGCATCATCGTCTGAACCATCCACAGGTGCAGGGTAAAGCAAGACACCATCTTCACCGCAAAGTACTGTAACTAAGCTAGACGCAAACAACCTCTGATTCTTAATCGAATCTATAAGTTCTTTTGAAAGCTCTTTATCATACAGTTGAAAACGTCTGTTACTTGCTGCAACGTTCATTCTCTTTATGATGTAGATTAGCGGCTTTTGTTTAGCATCTTCATCTTGTATTTCAATCCTTAATTCCTTCATAAATTACCTTATGCCGTAACTGGATCTGTGAAGTCAACTATTGAGTTTTGTTTACCAGGTACAGTGAACATCATAAACTCTTCACCGCTAGGATCATCAATTTCATAACCGAGTGACTTGAATAAGAATGTACCAATTGTGCCGGTACCTGCAGCATCGGCATCAGGTTTGTCGGGAAACTCTACTTTTATTAGCATTTCTTTTTCAGCTTTACATGCAGTTATAAACGCTTTTTGCTCAGTAGAAGAACTAAACAGTTGACCTTTTACCGATTTATCTGGCGCATCACGCAGACCAGAACCGTACTTAACTTGTCGATCAGCTAAAGTAGTTTTTGCTTTTGCTTCACTAGTTATACCTAACGCACCAACAGATATAACCCCTGGGATCGGTGTGTAAGTTGGGGTTTCTATATCTAAGCTAAAGCTAACGATTGTACCAGCGGCTAATATTGCTTCAAGTGACATGATTTATACCTCGTATGTTTGAATGTTAACAGTGGTCGATCTAAAGGGTTGATCTTTCACTTTTGTACCAATGCTACCAACTGTAACAAATATACGCTGGTAATCACTATTAGATGAATTATGTAACGTTTCTAGCTGATTTACAAGCATTTCAATATCAGCGTCATCTACTGTTACTATTTTCAATTCCCACCTATCTGACTTACCTGTTTTACTACCGTCTAACAGCGTAGTGAAATTATGATTCAAATGCTTGTAACTGACTGCAGGTAATGTTGCATTTTCAGGCACATTATCTAAGTAAGCATTAACAGGTCTTAACGCTAACAAAAGTCTTTGTAAAGCTATTAATTTCACGGTTAACCAACCTTATTTAATTGTTCAATAATTATGTCAGTAATACTTGCTGCATTTGATGACCACGCATTGTCTAAGAATGGTTTAGGTGAAATACCAGGGTGCATCGGTTCTCTGTCTTGACCTTTTGAATCCCTAGCTCTTGACCTAAATGTTTCTCGCGTAGCGGTCCTAGAACCAGATGATAGTGAGTGTTTCTGTACACCACCCTGTAGCCAGAAAGCGACCAATGGTGAGGGTTTATATTGGTTAGCTATATCAACGCCAGGCATGTTAGTAAATACACCTACACTGCCAGCCGGTTGACCGTCTTTGCCAATTACTGCAGTAGAAGAAATAAGATTTATTAATTTGTCGTTTGAATAGTTCATAGTCAACATAGACCGAGCGTTAGACTTAGCTGCAGCTTCAACTTGAGCCATTGATTGCTTTATCGCTAATCTACCCATTTCAGCAACATCTTGCTCAAACACATTTAATTGTGAGTTTATTTCTTCCATGCCTTGAATTGTTATGCTTACAGCCATTAGAACTCCCTGCTACCGGTTATGATCATATCTTTTTCTTTGTCATCCGGTTTAACCATATCTACATTGTAGGTACCATCTTTCCACTCAAACAAATTGTTTTGACTGACTCTTTTATCAAAGTTACACAACACGCTGATATATTCACTAGTTATTGCAAATCCAGCTTTTATGATCTCAGTACCACTAATTATTTGAACATTACATCTTAGCTTAAATACTTTTTCAGGTGGTTTTTGTTTACCAAACTGATCTAACTCTTTTGGTATAGCTAGAATATAAGCGACATGTCTTTTTCTACCTGCTTGCATTAGTTCAATATCCTCAGTGCATTAAACATAACAGTTGTCATTTTAACGTCCACATGACTCTCTCTTACGTTATAAAGATCAGCGACAATAATCTTACAAGCATGTTTTACTATCTCAGGTGGTGTCACGTAGCCAGCAATATAAGTCACTATAACAGGATCAGCATCCTTGGGTATTTTACTGATAGTCATTCGCTCAGAAAAGCTGTTAAAAGAGTGAGTGATAACAGTTTCACCTGATAATACTGTTTCAATACTTTGAATTGGGTTGTAAGGCAAGAAGAAACTTGAAGCCACTGGATCGACTTGTATTTTTATTCTGCAACTACTGTAAAGACGTTTTGTATATTTCTCTGCAATATCACTAGCAGCTAAAATTAATGACTCAATATAACTATCATCATCGTAAAAATCGACAATGTTTAGATGGTCTTTTGCTTCATCAACTGTTATGACGGTAAGCGGGTTTATCCTATCTACTATTTTACTAAACATTGTAAATCTTCCAATAAAAAAGGGGCAACTGTTTTACCAGTACCCCTTATAATTAACTAATAAACTTATTACGCAGGGCCAGCGGTAGTCGCAGCACCTATGATAATAGCATCATTTTTACCAACGATCTCGTAAAATTCTTTGTCGATTTTCATTACTGTACAACCATCTACAGAATAAGGATCTGGTAAGAACTTATCAATGGCACCTGGTGACATAAAGAATGCTTCATTGATTTTACCAAAAATCAAAAATGGTGCATTGGCAACCGTATAATTAGGCATGTCATCATCAAGTACAATTGGATACCCAAGTAAAGATAATGTCTCACCCATATAACCTGCAGCAAAGATAGGACGGTCATCAGCATCACGAACCTTCATAATACGGTTCATAAACTTACGATTAAACTCCCACTTAGCGCCATTAAGATACTTACTTGGTAACGCTGTTGTGAAGTCAATCAACCAGTCAACTAACTCTTTGTCTGTTGCTGGTACATCACCTGAAACACCAGTACCAATGACAGGGTAAAAGTCTAGATCACGCGAACCGTTACCAAACGTAGGTTTAAATGATTCACCCGTACCGTTTGTAATGTTAATACGATTACTAGATAGTATTCCGCGCATGGCCTTTGAACTACCATCACCAAACAATATTTGTAAACCAATGTAACGGCCCATTTCTTCGTCAAGTAATCGCATTAACTGACCATACAAGTCTAAGTCACTACCCATCATTGCTTCATCTGTAATACGTGGTTTAGCATTAAGTTTGGCAATGTGATTTAACACTTCACCATACGCTTGAACATCAGTTTCGGCAATATCTGTTCCAGCGACACTTTCCAACCCTTTTTGCACAGAAGGAAATGAAATTAACACTTCTTCACGCAATACTCGCGGCATATTACGTACACCAACTTGACCTACAATTGGGTAAGACTCACGCGCACGTTCTATGATTGCAGCCGATAAAACTTCATCAACTGATTCCAAGCCGAAACTAGTTTCAGTCAAGTTTAGTGCATTTTTAACACCATCAACCATGTGGATTCTAAATTCTTCAACAGATTTAGTTTTATCGATAGTACCATTACGCATGAACGAACCAAGTGACTTTTGAATAGCAACATCCATATCACCTTTGGTCAACTTCGTACCAGGAATACGTTGTGACTTAATCTTTAAATTAAGATCAGCAACAACATTCTTCATTTCATCCATAGCTTCAGCATGAGTAGTAGCTTGCGTAGCAAACTGTGTGGCAATTTCTTCACCTTTGGTTTCAGCATCGGTTTGTTTGGCAAGTAGTAAGGTGTATTTTGCTTGCGTAGCATCAAGGTTTTCTTGTGCTTTTAGTAGCAAGGCTTTTAATTCTTCGTCCATGATGGACTCCTATTAAATAAAGTTAAGTTATGATTTCGAATCATCGTTATCCCAACAATGTTTAATAGTGTCCCACTATTATTTGAACAAAGTATATCTTTGTAATTCAGCTAGGTCAAATTTTGCTTTTTCAGTTTTAGGTTTGTAAGCACTGCAAATAGCCATTGCCTGTTTTCTACTCATACCACCATCACGCAATAATCTTTCTATTTCACGTACAGACGGTAATATACCTTCTGCCATTTGTGACTTTATAGAAACCATAACGGAATCTTCGTTACATGCGAAGTTTACAAACGAAACTTCTTTTACATGGACCGATTTTAAATAATTTACGTTTTTCTTAGCATCATACATTTCATCAAGTACGTTATAACCCATACTGAGCATTTTTATATCACCGCGTTCGGCTAATATCTCAATATCTTTACCCATTGTGGTAGGTGCAAAATCACCCTCAATTAAAAACCCTTTTGAATCTTCTTCAAAGGTGTCGATACCACCAATCGGTAAACTATCGTGCTTGTGACCCCAAAACAGAATAGGTGCGGTGCCTTTTTGTTTATGGATCTTTATCGACTCAGCATAACAACCATCAAGGGCTACATCCCCTGCTAGATCCTCAACATTTTTGACGTTACCATAAGCGGTAAACTTTCTGGTACCACTGACCGTTTTGATTTGGCAATCCATGTTTAATTTATTCATTTGGTACATCCTCTGGCTTTGGTTCAGGATCACTAGGTTCGTCTTGGTTGTTACCTTGTTGAGCAAGTAATCGATTTTGTTCTTGCAACTTCTCTATATCTGTTAGTCTACCAAACGTAAAGTTGTTTGTATCTATTGCGTGAACATCATCACCTTCAATTCTATCACGACCTAAATCTTCACGCATTTCACCCATGCTAATAGCACCGGTTGAGAACTCTTTTGATAATGCTTCAACTTGAGATAATCTATCACCGCGAGCATATTTCGTAACGTCCATAGACCACTTAAACTTGCCGTCAGCGACAATATTCATTGCAGCTTCAAGTTTGGTTATCAACGGTATTAAAGAGTCTCTAAGGTACGCTCTGTTGTTATCTTCGAGGGTTGTGTACTTAGCGGCTTCAAGTACACCTACTCTATGGGGTGGTACGCGAAATATAGCGCAAATACCTACTTTGCTGAATACTCTCTGTTCGATCAACTCACTGTCTGCAGGAGATAAACCAATACCTAAATACTTTGTTCCGTTTTCTAACAGTGGTGTATTACCTGCATTTTTTGCACCACCGAAACTTTCTTTCCATTGGCCACGCAACCTCTCAACGCTACTTTCTTCTTTAAATACTGAATCTGTGTAGAGTATTCCCCTTGGCATGGCAGAGTTTTGCATCAACGAACCAAGATAAGTTTCTTGCGCTAGACCTACACCTAATGACATTGCATTTGTGGTTATCGGCGATAAACCTTTTAAACCATTCAAACTGTTTAATTTTATGTGAATTATATCATCACCAGCGAATCTCATGCCTGGTCTACCATCGTTAGTAACGTATGTATGATAAACGTTACCATTGGTATCAAACTCTGTTATTACATTTCTTTGATACCGAAAAGGAATTATCTCAGCGACATTACCAAACTGATTGCGAATAGGTAGTGCATAAAAATTACCTAAAGTCTCCATCGAAGTTACATAAAATTCAACAAAGTCTTGCATAGTCATATAATCGTTTGGTTTTACTGCAAATATTTTATGTTCACGCTTGTTTTCGTCAATCCTTACACCATTGCGTTTTAATACGACAGGTATTTGTCCGATTGATTCTGACTTATCACGTATGCAAGAATAAACAACATCATACCCCATCGCACGATCAACAGTGACATTTTCACCAGCAAACGTTTTAGGTCTTATGAGATCCGCAAACTGTTCTTCAAATGCTTTTGACTTTTCCACTTGGTTTGTCAAATCTTTAATCTGCGATTGCAATGCTGTTTTTTCACTTCGCAGCCAATTTGGTATTAGACGCATATCAAACCCCGTTTATCGTATGGATTTTCGTCAACAGGTTTTTGCAATGTAGCGCATGACAATGCAATTATTGTCGCAATTATTGGATCGATTTTATCAGTTTTTGCCGAATCTTTCACGATCTTCATGTTGTTCTGGTCAGTTATTTTTGACATTGCACACTGGGCCGCAAACTCAAATAAAAAGTCATTATAGCGGAAGGTTGACTCTTTAATCAATCCCTCTAATTTTTTAGCCGGTTCTGACATATTTCCTGTACCTTGTGACACTGCAACGACAGGGTATTGTTTATCCTCCCATTCAATTGCTAACTCAGACATATGCCACGGATCGTAACCTATCATTTCAACATCAAAGTTCGTTATGGCCCATTCTACGATACTATCAATATGACGATTTAATATAGTGGCACTATCAACCAATTGTAAGTTACCATTTTCTATCGCTTTCATGTATGTTTTCTTTAACAAGTCAGTGGATTTTTCGACTGTTGCTCTTGGTAGCAAGTTTATGTAGAAACAATCGACACCACCTTCTTTTGTTTCTGAACCATCACTAGCAGTAAATAAATCATTAGGGAACATCATGCACATGGATGTTAAATCATCGTTCTTTGACCTATCGATACCAACGTAACACTTTCTACCAGCATAATCTGAATAAGTCTTATCAAACTTGCATTTATAAACTTCATCCATTTCTAACCATTTATCATAGCCAGAAACAAATATGTTCAAGTGTTTGGTCAGGAAGTTTATCTTTTGCTCACTAGACATGCCTGATTCTAATGATTGTTCGTGCATGTAGGTTAATCTGGGTTGATAACCTAAGCCGGGGTTGGCTTTGTACCAAACTTTCTCTTTTTGCCAATCTTTCTTATCATCTGTGTCAATTTCATATATGGCATAAAAATAAGAATCTTGCTCAAGACCTAATTCAAGTACTTGTTTACCATTACTATTTAAAGTCGTACAAAGACCGTCTAATATTGTCCCTGCAGTGGTGATGGTTAACATCAACCCTTCATCTTGGGCGCCGAAAGCAGACACCATTACATCATATAAGTTTCGCTTTTTAATTGCATGGCATTCGTCTAAATTTACCATCGTAGGATTTAGCCCGTCTAAACTGTCACTGTCGCTGGCTAAAGGTTTGAAGTACCCTTCCTTAGCTGGCATTAATATGTCGTTGGTTCTAGCTAAGAATTGTTGTTTTAAACGCGGAGATAGTTTAACCATCGTATGTGCTGCAGACCATAATTCTTTTGCCTGGTCCTTCTTCGTAGCGACACTATACGTCCTTGGTTTGAACGGTGCCTTATACATCATGTAAAGAGTTAACCCACCGGCTAATGTTGACTTACCATTTTTACGGCCGACTTGTACATAAGCTGATTTATACTTCCTAAATCCGGTTGCAGTGTTCTTCCAAGCCATAAGGCAGCACACAACCCATATTTGCCATGGTAACAGTATGGTTGGTTTACCTACATTGACACCATCGGTAATAGGCACGAATTTGAACCATTTAACAACCGACTTCGCAGAAACAATGTCGAAGTGAACATCATTTCGTTCTAAGTCATCTAAGTGACGCTTACAAGCAAGTCGAATCCATTTACCGGCTATTATTGCACCATTGACAACATCGTGTGCATACCGGTGGCACCATCTATAGTCTTGATCCCCTACTACGAGATCAGGATAGGCATATTGACTTATTGTTTTAGCTGCCATTTATGAACTTACCAATTGACAACCGAACTTGAATAAAAAGTAAACCAACAATGAGACTAACAAAACATATAATACGTCTGTGTTTATGCTTATGGCTTTTATGTTTTGATTTTCTGGCCCTATTGGTTTCGGTGGGTTAGAGTTAATTATCCTTTGTCCTGGTCCGTTAGGTGCAGCAGGTATTTTACCGCGAGTATTAACACGTGATTTTCTGTTTCTACTATGAAACTTATCTGTTCTTTCTAACCTTGATCTTTTCATAATTATATCTCTTCAAATCCATCATCCTGTTTGCCCATTGGACCACTTGGGTCAAGTATCCTACTACGACTTGCAGGTGTCATATTAAATTCTTTAAGATAGAACCTTACGGCAGTTTGAGCATCTTTTAATACATCTAATGCAGGGTTTCTCTTTGAGATCATTTTACGATCACCTTTGTACTCCATGTTCAGACCGTCATTGAATATAGAAAGGTTGCATTCGTCAATGAGCGCAAGATTAATAGCAAGTATTCCCAAACCATATAAATCAACACTTTTTAATATGGTGCCGTTACAAACTGTTGTTTCATACATTTCTTGATAATAATCTATTTGTTTTTTAGTTCTAACAAAATTTGGATAACCATCCTTTACACTCAGTTTCGTTCTGTCTACAATAAGAACCTCAGAACTTTGTGCTGTTTCATCCTCAAATTGCCGTATTTTGTTCTTTTCTACCTGTTTAGCACGAGTAGCAGGTAAGCCAGGTAGTTTCATATCATTCTCCATGATTTTCTTGCATTCTGTGTGTTTTTACCTAATCATATACTCTAACCTTATATTTGCAATAGCCACTATGTCTATAAAACCTATTTTGTGTTTTACCCTAACGAGCCAGTTTACGTGAACAAAAG